CTAAATATAAGACTGCTGCTGTTGAGGATTTAAAGTTATATGAGAAGAATGCCAAGAAGCATCCTGCCAAACAAGTTAAACAATTGGCTGATATTATTCGGGAGGTTGGTTTTAAAGTGCCTGTGATCGTCGACAAGAATAACGTTATTATATCAGGGCATGGGCGCGTCATGGCTGCGAAGAGGTTGGGGCTAGAGGTGGTACCAGTGATTGTTGCTGATGATTTGAATCAAAAACAGGTCAGGGCCTTTAGATTAGCGGATAACAAGATCGCCGAAAGTGGAGTGAATAAGAAACTTATCCTTGAGGAGTTGGAAGATTTAAGGATGGAGGGGTATGATATTAAACTTACAGGGTATGATGAAGGGTTTTTAGATCAAGATAAAAAGGTAGAAGCAGAGGTTGAGTTTACTGCGGAATTATTAGAGGAAAACAATTATGTTGTATTCGCTTTTGATAACTCTATTGATTGGAATGTAGTCGAGGATTATTTCGGATTGAAAACAGTCCAGGCTTCGGATAGTAAGAAAGACTATCGCAGACTCGGCGTTGGCAGAGTGATTAAGGGGGATGCATTACTTAAACTTATAGAATGATAGCTGTGCCGTCATACAAAAGAGCCCAGAATTGTAAAACTGCAAAACTGTTAAAACAAGCGGTGATATTCTGTCATGAGTTTGAAGCAGAGGAATATAAAAAACATAATTGTAACATAATTGTAACAATCCCAGATGATCTAAAGGGTAAAGGAATGGCGAAGATAAGAAACTACATATTGGATAACTCTCCAGGAGAAGTAGTAATGATGGATGATGATATAAGCCACATTGGATATTATGAAAGAGAAGAAATGGTAAAGATGGAAGAGAAGGAGGTTTACAATTTAATAGAAAGAGGATTCCAATTGTGCAGGGATCTAGGAACTACCTTATGGGGACTTAACTTGCAATCGGACAAGAAGTTTTATAGAGAATACTCTCCTTTCAGTTTCTCAAGTGTAGTATTAGGACCATTCTTTGCTTTGATAAAAGATAAAGAGATACGATTCGACGAAAGATTAGGTTTAAAAGAAGATTATGATTATGCCTTACAAGTATTAAATAAGCATAGAAGGATATTAAGAATGAATAAATACCATTATAGTTGTGATCACATAACAGCCAAAGGAGGTTGTGCTTCTTATCGGACAGTAAAAAAAGAAGAAGATCAAGCAATTGCTTTTCAAAAGAAATGGGGAGATAGAGTGGTAACGATTAAAAGGAAAACACAGAATGGAAACTTATCTATAAATCCAATAGTACAAATACCAATTAAAGGAATATAAATATGACACCTAAAAAGCCTAAACACTTACACAAAAAGGATGGAAGACCTACCGTAATGACCGAAGAGGTGATACGAAAACTAGAGAGAGTATATGCCTATGGTGCAAGCGATAGAGAGGCATGCTTATATGCAGGAATTGTCCCGTCAACATTATATAAGTATTGTCAAGAGAACCCAAAGTTTTCAGAGCGAAAAGAACTACTCAAGGATAGTCCTACTTTAAGAGCAAGGGAAATAGTAGTAAAGGGAATGGAAGATGATCCGAATTTAGCGTTTAAGTATTTGGAAAGAAAGAAGAAGGATGAGTTCGCTCAACGATCAGAGGTAACAGGGGATAAGGGAGAACCTGTTGAATTCAGCTATAGTAAGGAAGCAAAGAAAAGACTTAAAAAATATAAAAAGGATGCCTAGCTTTAAGCAATGGGCAGGAGATCTTGATTCAATATCAGATGATGAGCATGGAAAATGGGTCTATGACACTTTAAAAGACAAAGAGCATCTGCATCTGTTTGGAAAGTTCTTCTTCCCTCATATCATCAAAGGAGAAAGTGAAGTGCCAGAATGTCACAGGGATCTTATTCAAGCAATAGCGGATCGTAAAGATGGAGCTGTTGTATTCCCCAGAGGGTTTGCTAAATCAACATGGATCAAGATAGATGCCTTGCATGATATTGTATATGGACTAGAGCCTGTAATTCTTTATATCTCAAATACTTTAAGGGATGCACAGTTTCATTTTGAAAGTATTAAAACAGAATTAGAGAACAATCAGTTTCTTATTAAGACGTATGGCAATCTAGTACCTCCAGAGAGTGATTTAGGGCGAAAGTGGACTAATACTCATTTTGAGACTTCAAATGGTTGTAACATGGTAGCGAGGGGTGCTGGTAAAGGAAGAGGTGTGAACATTAAGAATCAAAGACCTACAAAGATAATTTGTGATGATGTTGAGGATGATGAGCAGGTAAAGAGCTTGGATCGTAGGATTAAATTGCATGAGTGGTTGTATAGTGTGGTTTTTCCGTCAAAGGATGCAGTGAGAGGATATATAAAAATGATAGGAACTATTATATCACCTAATTGTGAAATCTTTAAATTTTATAAGCAACATGGCGGGATATTTAGAAAAGGAATAGAGAAAGGGGAATCGATATGGCCTTATATGTTTCCTATGGAAAAGTTAATGGAGATGAAGAAAGAGCTGGGGACTAGAATATTCTCACAAGAGATCTTGAATAATCCGATCAACGAAGAAACCTCACGAATAAAGAAAGAATGGATTAAGTTCTTTTCAAATGTTGATGAGGATGATTTTTTTAGTAAGGTTTTAATGTTCGATCCACAAGCAGGGGAATCAAAGAGTGCTGATTATTATGGGCTTTGTGTTGCAGGAAAGTTTAGAAAGCAAAATAATAAATATGTTTTAGAAGTTAGAGGTGGTAGGGATACCCAGATGAATCAAGCGGCTTTAGTTGTAAGGGTATTCCAACAGCACGAAAGGATTAGAATAGTAGGAGTTGAGAAGGTAATGGCTCAAGTGGCTGTGTATCAATTATTATTAGATTGGAAAGGTGGAAGGATAGATTTACCCAATGTAAATAATGATAACAGGACTTTGCCTTTGGTAGCAGTTGAGCCTAAAGGAAAGGATAAGATAGCGAGAATGCAGATGCATGAACCTGATTTTGAGAATGGATACATATTATTCCACGAATCATTAAGAGGGTTTACAGAAAGCCTAGTTTGTTTTCCAGAGGTAGATCATGATGATGATATTGACTCGATGGCTTACGCTTTAGAGTATTTAGATAAAACTGGTTTTACAAGTACCAGTAAAATAGGCTATAATAGCAATAGCACAATTGTAGGGAACATCCGAAAAGTCAAATTTTAGACTTAAAAAATTCATATATGAGTACTTTAAAACCGCAAAAACCTTTATCTATCTCGGATCTGATTAAGACTCTTGGAGACTCTGGATCTGAAAGGTATGGAGGTTATTTCCAGGATGAGCCTAACGCTCAATGGCGTGATGATTCCCGAGTTGATCTAGTAGAAGAGATGCGAAGGAGTGATGGTGCAATAAAAGCTGTTCTTAATGCTATTAAGGCACCTATGTTAGCAACACGATGGTATGTAGAAATTGCAAGCGATAATGCAAAGGATCAAGAGATTAAAGATTTTGCACAGGAGAATATAGATACTATGCAAAGAACGTGGAAGGATTTTTTGCGTGAATCTTTGGGGTATTTAGATTTTGGTTTCTATCCTTTCGAGATAGTGTACGAGAAAAGAGATGGAAAGATTTATATTAGAGATTTAGAGCCGAGGATTCCTGCATCTATTCAGAATTGGCAATTGTCGGACGGTCGCAGAGGGATTGTGCAGAATATCAATACAGACGAAGCGGAAGCAACTAGCGTAGAGATACCGATGAATAAGTTGCTTGTTTTTACTAATGATAAAGAGGGTGATGACATAACAGGACAGAGTATATTAAGACCAGCGTGGAAGCATTATTTTATTAAAGATACTCTTTATCGGGTTGCTAGTATTAGTGCTGAACGATATGGGGTTGGTATACCTAAAATCACAATGCCGGATGGTGCAGGTGATGATGAGAAAGCAGAGGCAGAGGATATGGCGAAGAATTTAAGAGCTAATGAAGAGAATAGGATAATCTTACCAAATCAGGGGTGGGAGGTTGAGATCGTTACGCCTAGTGGAAATCCACAAGGACAGGCTATTGAAAGTCAAATACAACATCACAATAAAATGATCTTGATGAATGTATTGGCTGGATTCCTAGGACTAGGATCTGACTCAACTGGAAGCTTTGCATTGTCAAAAGATCAATCAAGTTTCTTTTTAAAGCATGTTGAAGACAAAGCGAGTTATGTAGCAGAACAATTTACCAAACAGGTTCTTATTCCACTGATAGAGATTAACTTCGGTCCTAGAGAGATCATGCCTCAATTAAGATTTACTTCTCTTGGTGACATAGACTTTAAAGAAATGAGTGAGGTTCTAAATGTATTAACTACAGCAGGATTGATTAAGAAAAGTGGCAAGATGACTAAATTCGTACATGACACATTTAAATTGCCAGAGCTTACCGAGGAAGAGTTGGATGCTATAGATGATGATGTGGGAGAGGTAGAAGAGTCCCCAGATAAGCCAAAAATAGAAGAGCCTAAAGAAAAGATGCACGAGCATTTGGCTCAAAAAAAAAGCCTAGATTTATTTCGGGACTTGACCTTGCAAGAGAAACGGGTCGACTTTCGATTTTTAAATAATGAGTTTAATCAAGAGGAAGATGCCTTGACTGCCGCTTTGGTTTTAGCGGTATCGGAGAAATTGCAAAAGGCTATCAACAGAATGACTGGAAAGTTAAAGGCTGGCGATTTAAAGGGTGTTGCTGATATTGATTTTGCTAGTAAGAGTTCTATTAAGCAGATCGTGAAGGAGGCTATGAAGAAATCTTACGAAACAGGAAAGACCACTGCTAGTACCGAGATGGATGTTGGGAAACCACCTACTCCTGCTATAGATAGTCAATCGTTAGATTTTGAATCGGGACAGATAGCGGATGGGTTTGTGAGTGAGTTAAATGTGGCTGCAAAGACTGTTGCCAAAGAAGGTTATTCAAAGGAGGTAGCAATACCAGCAATAGCAATAGCGGTGAATGAGATAGCGAAGAATCAAGCTAGTAAGATGATAACTAATATAAGTGGATCTGCTGTTGGGGAATATGTTAATAAAGGAAGAAGGGCTGTTTTTAATAAGAATGCCTTTAACATTAAAGCGTATCAGAGGAGCGAGATATTGGATGGTAGGACGTGTGCCATGTGCATGAGTTTAGATCAAAGAATAGTTCGGGCTGATGATCCTATGGCTAAAATGGATTTGGTACATACTCATTGTCGAGGTATATGGGTGCCAATATTAGGAGATGAGTCTATAGATGGAACTATAGGATTACCAAAGACTGTAACTTCTAATATTGAAACTGTTGGCGGAGTGCCAGCTATAAATAGTTTCACTCAACTAAAGAAACCTATAAACAGAGCAAATGAAGGAGTCCAAGAAGAAATCAAAAGAAGACTTAAAGACAAATGAGTTTAGATGCAACAAGTGTAAAAAGTTGCTTTTTATGTATGCGATAAGCGATGGCGTAGTTGTTGTAAAATGTAAGAGATGTGGGGCTATGAGCAATTTAATTTGCAATAGTGACAAGAATAACCTATAATGCGTTTAGAAGCCCCTAGAGGCTCGAATTTAAACACGAGCCTATGACTATCAAAAAAGTTTCATCATTCAAAGATCTGCACAAGCTGGGTCTTTTTGATAGCGAGGCTAAAACTAACCAAATTGATATGCCTAAAACTGAAGCACTCGATGCTCGAAATGTTTTGGATTACATCAGTATGGTGGATGTTGAGCTACTGAAAGAAGAAAAGTTTTCAACTATAGAAATACTCAAGGTCGGTACTATCCATGATAGAGGACTGAAAATTACCAAAAAAATGCTAGAAGACTTTGTTGTAAACTTCTCGGAAGGAGTTTATGGCGTAGATCTGCAAGTAAATTTTAGCCATGATAGAGATGGGGAAGCTGCTGGCTGGGTAAAGAGTGTTTATATGGATGATGATATTCTTTTTGCAGAAGTTGAATGGACTCCTTTAGGAATGGAGAAGATTAAAAGCAAACAGTTCAGGTTTATTAGTTCGGAACTTGCTCTTAATTATCCACATTTCTCTACTGGTGAAAAAATCAAGAACGTGCTGATTGGGATTGCTCTTACCAATATACCAGCAGTAAAAGGGCTTGCACCTGTTCAGTTAAGCGAACAAGTGCTTACTTATTTAGATAACCAAGAAACTATGCCAAAGAAAAAGGAACTTCTTGAAGAAGAAGTAAAAGAAGAAGCTGCCGAAGAGGTAGTGGAAGAAAAAGAAGCAGTTGAGGAAGAAGCTGTTGAAGAGGTCGTTGAGGAAAAGGAAGAAGAAAAAGTTGAGGAAGAAGAAAAGGTTGAAGAGGTAGAAGCGGAAGAAGAGGCAGAATTAGAAGAGGAGGAAGTGAAAGAAGAGGAGAAAGAAGAGGAAAAAGAGGAAGAAAAAGAGGAGGTTGTTGAGGAAGAAGCAAAGGAAGAGCTAGAGGAAAAAGTGGAAACTGTAGCACTATCAGAATATCAGAAGCTTGAGGAGGAACTAAAAGGACTCCAAGGAAAGCTTGATGTTAAAGATCTTTCAGAAGATGTGGAAGATTCCCTCGTGCTTTCAGAAGCTAATTCGGTTGGCTTTCTCGATGACAACGTCGAAGAAGTCGTTAATTTTATGATTGGTCTATCAGAGGAACAAAGAACAGCCTTTAAAGGGTTGATCGGTAAAGTCCGAACAGTAGATCTGTCAACTATTGGTTCTACTTCTGCATCTACAAGCAAGTTTACTGCCGATGAGGTGGTTTCTCTTGCTGACAAGTTGCTTGAAGAAGGAAAGACTGATGATATTGAGCAAGCGCAGAAAATGGCTATCGCTCAACTATTGTCTAAATAATTATTTTATAACAAAGAAATACTATGGCTATCGCTGATAGAACTTTAGTACCAGAGAATTCAGAGGGAGATCTAACTTTCCCAACTGAAACAGACCTATCTGGAAAGCAATACTACTTTGTAAAACTTTCTAGTGGATTGGTTGTTGCTTGTGGTGCTAATGAAAAAATGCTCGGAATTCTGCAAAATGCACCTGATGGATCATCTGCTCAAACAGGAGCTATTGTTAGGACTTTCGGTAACTCGAAACTTATCCAGACAGAGACAATCGCTCAAGGAAACTTCCTTACTTCAACTGCCGCTGGGGCAGCGGAGATTTGTGATGCTGCTGGTGAAGAATATGGTGCTGTTGCACTTACTGCTGCTGGGTCGGGAGATTTGGCTGCGGTTACAATCATGCGTGGAGAAGTGGAAGCTTCAGATGCATAATATTATTATTTTCTAACAATTACACAATATGCTACCAAATATAGGAGATGCTAAAGTGGATAAACTGTTGTCACAGTTTTCACAGAAGTATACAAACGATTCCTACATTTCGGAGATGATCCTGCCTATGATGAAAGTCAAGGAAAAAACAGGGAAGTATGCGAAATATGGAACAGAAAATCTACGAGTCTACTCTGACCAAATAGTTAGAGCGCCAGGAACTCGTGCTAATAGCGTTGATTACAGCGTTTCTCAAGGTTCTTACACTTGTCAAGAAAGGGCATTGGAAAAGAAAGTACCAGATGAGTTTGTAAATAACACTGATGATCCTTATGATCCAAAAAGAGATGCTGTTGCAACTCTAATGGATAATATTTCGATCAACCAAGAAAAAGCGTTGCAAGCTTATATGGCTGACAACTCTAAACTGACTAACAACACAACACTTGCTGGAATTAGTCAATGGAGTGATTATGACAACTCAAATCCGTTAGATGACATTGAAACAGGACTTACGGCTGTTCAAGCGTTGACTGGTAAAAGACCAAATACTGCGGTTATGGGGTTGGATGTAATGCTTAAACTAAAGTATCATCCAGAAATTCGTGAACAAGTCCGATATACTGGAAATGCTAAATTGAGCGATGCGGATCTAGGTTCTTTCCTAAAAGAGTTCTTCAATCTTAATGAGGTGCTTGTAGGGAACTCAATCTATGATTCTGCTGATGAAGGACAAGCTGCAAGTCTTGCGTCTATCTGGACTAAAGACTTCTGGCTACTTCACAAAACAGAAAGACCAACTCTAATGGGAGCTACGTTTGGATATACATTCACAGATGTACCAGCGAAAGTAGAAACTTACAGAGATGAGCCTTATGTTTCAGATGTAGTAAGAGTCCGAAAAAGTTTTGATCAAAATGTAATGGATGTAAATCTTGCATACTTGATCGAAGATGCAATTGCTTAATGCTTAAACCTCACATATAGGGATTTCGGGGTGTTGCCCATAAATCTAACACCCCAAGCATTATTTTATAAAAACACACTAATATGGCTAAAAGATTTAGAACAAAAGTCATTGCAACTAGCTTTCAGCCGCTGGGAAATCTGGAGACTCCAGATACAACAGCAGTAACAGTACTCGAAAAAGATCGGAGTGGAATGATCTTGAAGGCTACTGGACTGACTGTACCAGGGGATGGAGAAGCTGGGTTCGCAAAAGGTTGTTTCTTTATTGATACCGACATTGGAGCAGGTTCAACTGGTATTTATGAGAACGTAGGAACAATTACGGCTGCTGACTTCGATGCTATCGGATCAGGTGGAGGTGCTACGGCATGGATTCAGTTAACTGATACTGCTGCAACTCTAGTTGGACAAGGAGATAAGATCTGTAAAGTAAACACTGGTGGAACTGCTATTGAATTAGTAACTCCAAGTGGAGATGCTGCTATGGATTTACTCGGAGCGTTCACAGTAACTGATCTAACAATGGCTGGAGAAGCACAAGGAGATATTCTTTACTTCGATGGTGCTAACTGGGTGCCACTAGCTGCTGGGACAAATGGGTATATTTTGCAAACACAAGGTGCAGCAGCAGATCCAGTCTGGGCTGACCCAACAACTCTACCTACTGGAATTGCTTCAAAAGTTACTCAAACTTATCAAATTGAAGCTGGTGCAAATGATATTGTGCATGCGGTAACAACTCAAACGGTTGGATCACCAGAGCTTACAATTCCTGATTTTGCAAATGTAGATGATACTTATGTATTTACCACACTTGCTCAAACATTGGCTGCGAAGACTCTAACAAGTCCAATTCTAGGTACTCAAGTAACTCTTGATCAAACTACTGCTGATTATACTCTTACATGGGATGATCCAGCAGGAGCGAGAGCAATTTCAATTTCAGATCCAGGCGGGGCTGATGTGTTCGCTTGGCTAGATGCTGCTCAAACAATGACCAATAAGACTCTCACAAGTGCTGTATTGAATACAGGGGTGAGTGGAACTGCGGTACTAGATGAAGATAACATGGCTACTGATTCGGCAACTCAAGTTGCTACACAGCAATCAATCAAGGCTTATGTGGATGCTGGAACTGTAACAATGACTAATAAGTCAATTGATGCAGCGACTAATACTCTTACAAATGTAAATGGTGAGGAGTTAGATCCTATTGCTGCAACTGCTGGAACATATGGAATTCCGTTTATTCTAACAGTACCAAATGCTGGTTCTGCGACTGTAAGTATCTTTAATGCTGATGCACCTTTTAAATTCAGGGTATTGGATGCATGGGGAATTGATACACAGGCAGGAAATGCAGGTAACTGGAAGATTGACAATGGGGCTGCTGATGTTACCTCTACGGTAGCTTATGCTGCTTCTGACACCCTTATATCAAGGGCTGACAGTGTGGATGATGTGACTCATGATATTGCTGCTAGTGGATCTTTAAGGCTCATTAACAGTAATGCTGCGGATACATCAATTGTGTACATTTCTTGTGTAAGAGTTGACTAAACATTTATTTCTTAACCTATAAGACATGACTGATCTAAAAGCAAAATTGGAAGGTCAAAAAGTCGCAATTGAAAAGGAAGCTACAGTGCTGTTCGAGGAAGAAAAAGCCTTGATAGCTAAAAGCAAACTTATGCAACAGCGGCTTAATGAGATTTCAGTTAGGCGACATCAGCTCAATGGAAGCTTTGATTCTGTCTGTGAAACCTTGGGTGTTGACCCATTGAAGGAGCAGGGCAAGATTATAAAGCCAAAAAAGGCTCCAAAGAAATGATCTTTGGGATGGAGGGCTTTCGAGCCTTCCTCCGAGAGATTTAAAAAATTAACCATTATATTATGGCAACTGCAAAAAAGCCAGTAAAGGCTAAAAAAACAAAAATTGAAGGTAAGGATCCTGTAAAAAAAGCAGCCGAAAAGGTTGAAGTTAAGATGGTACGGAATGTTAAATGTGGAAAGGCCTATCTTAAAGGGGAGAAGTATGAAGTAGCTCCTGATATAGCAAAATTATTTAAAGATAAAAAATTTATCATATAACAAAGTAAATCATGGCTAGAAATCAATTATTAAACAGTCTTTCATTCGATCCTGCCTTGTATGGGATAGATGATAGCTTTTGGAAAGTAGTATCTGGAACTCCTGCTATAGCGGGTAGTAATATAAGGATAAGTGCTGCTGAATTGAAAGCGTATCGGACATTTAGGTTTGGAGGGTATAGAATGACTGTAAATGTGCCTACTGCACCAACAGGAGGCGATGCTCGTGAGTGGGGGCTTGAAAATGCAGCTCTAGGAGAGACTGCTAGATTTGAAATAGCGGGGACGGTTTTCAAGGCTGTAACTATAGATAAGGATGGGAATTCTACTTCGACAACTATTGTTTGGGATGCTACTTGGCATACCGCAGATGTTCTTTATGAGATAGTTTGGAGAGAGAATTATGTCCAATTTCTAGTTGCTGGAGATGTGAAAGCGACACATGAAAGGGCTGATAACAGGCCTATTTTCCCAATGAACCTTTACATCCATAATACAAATGCTGACAATTTCGATATAGTAGGTATAGAAGTTTCAGAAGCAGATATATTCAATCCTGCTAATTTGATCAATGTTGAATTAAGTGAGGCTGATATAGAGATTGGAGCCGTAGAGCTTAAAAATGAATCAACAGACGATAGGGCTTTGATTGGAGATGCAAATGTAGCGAGAGCGGCTACGGATCATGTCTTGGTTGTACAACATGTAGATGCTGCTGGAGATGTTCTTACAGAAGCGACTCAAGTATCAATATTTGGGGATACGACTACTATAGCCGGGGACACGACTTCGATGGATGCGAAGATGCCCGCTTTAGGAACCGCTGCTATGGCGGCTTCTGTGCCTGTAACTTTAGCGACAGATGACACTCAATTTGGAGCCGTAGGTGCTGCATCACTTGTTGATGGAGGGGTACATGCTCAATTGAGATTTATTGGAGAAGCTGTTGATGGATTAGAGCCTTCTGTATTTGTAGACGAGTCTGCGTTTACTTTAGGGACTAGTTCAGGACAACCAGTATTCGGTCAATATACAGCAGCAGGAGATGATGTAGCTGATGGTGAAACTGGGGTGTTAGCAATGGCAATTGATAGACATCTGCTGGTTCAAACTGATGGTTATGATTCAGGGACAGATTCACAAAAGGTTTATGAAGTGAGTCCAGTTTCAGAAAAGCATGTTGAAGGGAAGAGTGTTTTGACTAATGTGGCCAATGCTTCACCAGCAGAGATATATCTTGACATGGATGGTGCAAGAAATTGTGCTTTCCAGTTTATCAAAGATGCTGGAGCAGATACCTTTACTGTAACGGCTGATGTAACTTTAAGAGATGATGGAACAGCTCCTGTGAGTATTACTGAATGGGAAGATATAGGGTTAGATTGGTTTGGAGTGGCGAGTTGGACAGCAGACGATTTCCTTATGACACAAGATGGTGTTGTGGCTAAATATGTAAAGCTAACAATAACTACAGCGGGAGGGAATAATGATGCTGACTTCACAGTATATACCAAGAAACTTTACTAACATATAACCAATTAAATTATGCCTAAAAGAACAGGACAAAAATATGTCCCAACAGCAGATAGTGCTTCCAATGTATTATCTAGCGATGTTGTAGGGAATAAAACAGACACACCAGCGGGTGATTCGGTGTATTCGGTGTTGCAAGCACTTTTATTGGGCTCGAATGCCAATGTATTAAGTAGGGATCCTGGTGCTATTGCACAGTCGGGCCTTCTGTCATTGTTTACTGTGTCAGGGGTTGTAGAGATAATCCAGATTTTTGGGTTTGTAACAACTCAAATTCAAAATCAACCAAACAACACTAAACTGGTGGCAAATCCATCGGGAGGGCCAGATATAGATCTGTGTTCAACTATTGATATAGATAATGCTGGACCAGGACAACAGTATTCTATTACTGGGACTTTTGCCAATCCAATGGTTTCTTCAACAGGAGCAGCTTGGGAGGGGCAAGGGAATCCAGTTTTAGTAGGAGGCGGAACAATAGATATGAGTTGTTCGGCAAGTTCTACTGGAGAGATTAGTTGGATAGTTTTATGGAGGCCAGCGGCACCAGGAGGGACGATAACAGCAGCTTAATTTTTAACCTAATATAATATGCCAATTACAGGAAGTACAGGAGCAACGGTTGCAGCGATGAATGAGTCTATAGATGAAACCTTGGAACAGTCTGATTCCGTACATGATTACTTACACAGAAATTCGGGACACCTAACGGAGAAGGTGATAACTTTAAGTGCGAACAATACAACAGCCAGTGAAAATATATTTCAGATAACTGGTTGTGTGGAGATTTTTAGACTTTATGGAGAGGTAACGGACGCAACCACGCTGGCAAATTGCACGGCAGCGTCTTTTGATTTATATGATAGCACCAGTGCGGTACAGATTTCAGCAGCAACGGGAGTATTGAGCGGAGTTGCGGTGGGGTCTTGTATCTTTAAATCAGGACTAGCAGCAAATGTTTTTGAGGTAGCGGATGCTACTAATGGCGCACTTGTAGAGCAAACATATGAAGGGTCGACTCCTTTCAATGGCTTTATGGCAGTTCAAAAGACTGGAGCCAATACTTACATTAGATTCACCTATTCAACTACCGATGCGCCTATAAATGCTCAAATAACCGTGCGTATAGAGTGGAGAGGGCTTGATGGTGGAGAGCTAGAAGCAGTTTAATTTATTAACCTTGTAAAATTATGAAAGATTACACAAAGCTATGTCCTGTGTTAAGCAAGCACATAGAACAAGCAAAGATTGATGCAGATTTAGCCCCTGTTGAGGTTTTACAGCCTAAAAAGCCTGTTATGACCAAAGCGAAGGTTGAAGCTGTTTATGCGAAACTATTTGCACCTAAAAAAGACATCTCGAAGATCGCAGAAGAGGAGGGTCTTTACAGAGAGCAGGTTGTACAACTTTATAACGAAATAAAGGGGTATAAAAATTATCAAGAACCAGTTGTTGTTGAGGCAATCGAGCCAGTAGAAGCTGAATAACCAAATTAAATTATGGGACTAAAGTATCCAAAAATTGGAGCGGAGGGGGTTGTCTTCCGAGAACAGTTTATAAATAATCAGTATGTTACTGATAATGGAGTTGTTTTAACAAATGTGCCTGTTGTTGATAATGGGATGACATTAAATGGAACTTCTCAATATGCGACACCAGCGGATGAATATAAGTATAGTTTTGGGGATGGAATAACGGATAGTCCGTTTTCGATAGAGTTTTTCGGCATGATGACAGATGCTACCTCTTTCACAATCGCTTCAAAGGGGGTAAATAATGTTGATGCAGAGTGGTTGTTTTATGTAGCAACTACGGACAAGGTCTATATCCAATGCCATGATGAAAGCGTAGCTGATTGTCGGATAGGAAGGGCTTACAACACAGCCATTACCTCCTATGAAGGCCAAATGATTCATCTTGTAGCCACTTATGATGGTTCGTCAACAGAGGCTGGGTTAAAGATCTACCTTAATGGAGTTCAGGTTGATGATGTTAGTGTAGGGGCAAATCAGGGAAGTTATGTGGCAATGGAGAAACAAGAGCATGATGTTTGGATTGGGAGATATTCAGCTTCTTATGCAAATGGACTTTTTAGAGGGGTTAGTATTTATGATAAAGAGCTTACCGAGGGTGAGGTGTCTGACAGGTTTTCACAACTAACTTTCAAAGAACCTACTCCTGAAAATTCAGAAATATGGTTGGATTTAAAAACTCGCTATTATGATCCAGGAGTCACGAAAGACGTTACTCCAAACTTGGGGTTGATAAATTCCGATCAGTTTTTGTGGGGTGATGGGACAACGCCAGCAACTTTTCCTGAATTACTTGAAGGTAATGGTGCAAGTTTTACAGGGACCGAATATATTAAAATAAATGCATATACCCCGCTGGGATTAAATGATGTGTCGGAAGTTATATCTGTTGGAGCGCTTGTTAAGGTGGATGAATTGGGGACGAATCTAACTGTTATAGAAAATGATCTTAATTGGTTGGTAACGATCCTTGCAGATGGGACGGTGGGGCTTCAGTTTACTGATAGTGCAAATGATTATCATAAGTATAATTTTTCTGATGGAGTTTTGCCTGTGGGGCAATGGGCTCACATCTGTTGTACCTATGATGGCTCTGATACGGCTGCAGGGGACAAGGTTTATATAAATGGCGTGTTGCAAGGCTCTTCACTGGTTAGTTGGGATGCAGGGCTGACGAATAGCTCTAATGCAGCCGCTATTGGCATAAGGGCAACAACTTTCGCCAGCACTCCTATGATTGGAGATATAAAATATCCTTTCGTCACCATGAATGAGCTTACTGAAACACAAGTAAAGTGGTTATCAGATCAAGCCTTTAGAAAAATTAACTTATAAAATATGATAAAAGAAAAATACAGAGCAAATATGGTCGGCTATTGGGATTTCCGATTAGGCACTATATCTAACCAAGGGGGCAATGGTTCAGATGGCACGTTTATCAGTACTCCTTCCTGGTCCAACAGCCCTAAAGGACGAGCTTTGACTTTTGATGGAACTAATGATGCAATAAGCTTGGGGACATCTGTTGATTATGAGGCGGGATGCACCATTTTTGGATGTTTTAAATGTAGCGATGTGTCTTCTGTAAGAACAGTATTTGCTGGGTCAGTGAGTGGTACAAATGCTATGTCAATCCAATTGAATACTTCTGGGCATTTAGTGACAATGTGGTACAATGGTGCAGTTTTCAAGAAGTCTAAAGATGTTAATCTTGCTGATGACAAATTTCATTATTATATTTGGGTAAAAAGGCCTGGGATAGATATTCCTGATTTGTATGTAGATGGCGAAAAGGCTATAGATACAAGCAATGGAGCTATAAATGGCGCAGCGGGAATGTTTTTAGGGCAAAGGACGGATACTTCTGACAGGTTTCTAGGCACATCCCCTTTTGTTGGAGTGTTAAATGTAGATGTAAGCGATTCGGAAGCCTCTCAATTATACGAAGAAGGGTTACAAGAAGGACATTACGACAGAGTAGACATACAGCGATTGAGTAACCCAGAAAGAAACCTAATGCCAGATGGTGATATGGAAGCAGTAGGGACAACAGACTATGTAGCGTGGCAGAGTGCTACATTGACAAAGGAAACAGATACTCCACATTCAGGTAGTCAGTATTTGAAGGTGGCTTATAACGGTTCTCCTGGTCCAGGAGCTAGAGTGAATAATACAGTAGAAGTTGGTAAAACCTATAGAATAACAGGTTGGGCGAAAAGTGATGGCACTTGGACACCACAGATAAATGACTTCACAACAACTTTGTGGACTGGAACATTATCGACTGACTGGCAGTATTTTGATTTTGTTAAGACTTGGGATAATTCTGCTAAAGATTTTTTATTATATCATTCTGGACAAACATCAGGATATACGGCTTGGGATGACATAACTGTACAAGAAATACCTAATTCCGACCCAGTTTACATAGCTGATGGTAAAGGGTGGAACGAAAGTGTAGCGAATGAAACTACAGGGTTTTTAAGTAATGCGGATTGGGAGATTGATTCAGGGACATGGAAGGTTGTCAATAATGGAGGCAGTGATGGCAAGAAGCACATAGATTGTATAGCGACAGGCAAGGTATTCAGGGATTCAAAGCAAGCCTATGGGGCTTGGGAGTTTGATATTTACAAGACAGCAGATGCAGGTTCTAGTGTCTTCGTCCTGATGTCAGATATTGTTGGCACTCTGGGGACTAATACTAATTCGTATTATTTCAACTTTGCTAGTACAGAGAAATTCGAGCTTTACAGAGATACGTCTGGGGCAACATTATTACAACAATCTAGTGGAACATTCTCTTTGAACACTTGGTATAGAATTAGATTAACTCGTGATGGAACAACTTGGACAATGTATCACTCAACAGATAATGGACAGACATATACTGCTACTCCACTAGGATATTCCGTAGCTGATGCTGCACCACACACATCTTCTAATGTTGCATTTGCTTGGTCAACAGCAGTAGGAGGCAAGTATCGTAACTTTAAATTTTCACCAATAATCCAATAATCAATAAATATGGAAACGCCAAAAATAAATCTATGGCATGAAACGGTCAGGCTAATCCCGTTGGTGATTATGTTCTGCATATTCCTTGCCACAGTGGATAAGAATATCGCTCTCAACCAAGTGGCTATTGAAGCCAACCAAGTAGCGATTGAGAAGATAATGGATAATCACTTGCCACATTTACAGGCGAAGTTGGATGAGGTTACAGCGATTGCGTATAGGATAGAAGCTATATTAATTAAATAACCAATAAAACAATGGCTAAAAAAACAGCAAAACAAATGTTCAAGTCCAAGACAGTGTGGGGTGGATTCTTTCTTGCCTTGGCAGGATTGTTTACCGCTATCGCTCAACTTCTTCTTGGGGAGATCAATACCGAAATGATGTTGATGAGTGTTGGTGCTTTCTTAAAAGGATGCTGGGATGTTTATAACAGATTTAAAACTGTAGAACCTATAACCTTAAAATAATAATGGCTTATTCTTTAGAAGCAGAAGTGAGAGCGGCTAGTCCGTTCAAAAATGACACATTGATTCCTGGCTCTTACATGGATGATCGTATTGAGGAAGCTGATGGAATTATTGATGGAAAGGTTGGTGATGCTTATTCCTTGCCTTTATCTGAAACACCGCCTTTGATCCGAATGGCGAGTATCAAGATTGCGTGTTATTTGATTTTTATGGATCAGAACACTAATATTGAAGTTATGCCTGGGGTTGATATTATTGATGAATTCAATAGACAATTAGATCTGCTCGAACAGATCCGAACTAGGAAGATTAAACTATATGATACTAATGGGGATGAATTGGCTGTTAGTGATGTTATATTACCAGCCTTTTACCCTAATGATACAAGTTCGGCTGACACCGCTACCGATAGCACAGCACCTAAAATAACAATGAATAAACAATTTTAATGCAGATCTCAATCAAAATGGATGATAAGCAGGTGATAAAAAAACTTGGTACTATAAGCACTGGGCTTAAAAACTTTAAAGAACCTTTGAATAAGGTGGGAGATGATCTTGTTAAATTCTATGGAGAGAAAGTTTTTGAGACACAAGGATCTGCGATTGGTTCTAAATGGGCTGGGTTGAGTCCTTCAACAATGGATGCCAGATTAAATAGGAGGGGACATTACTCAAATTCACCGATAGCGACAAGTAAGATTTTGATTTGGACTGGGGCATTAAAGAAAGGATTTCAAAAGAAGGTTAGCAGCGTTAAACTAATAGTGAGTAATAACGTGAAATACTTCAAATATAATCAGGGTAAAAGACCGATGCTTGGGATCAATAGAGAAGTGATAAACATAGTAGTAAAAAGATTCGAAGAATATATAAAAAAACTAATAAAATAATATGCAATTAGCTTTAGCTGAAATAAAAGGATTGTTGGCAACCGCCATGAGTACGACTGCAGTAAAAAAATATTATGTTGGGAAAGTTGACAACCTGCCATTGGCGTATTTGCCTGCGATTTGCGTATATGCAGAAGGAACAACTTTAGTAAGTGATGAACTAACAACAGCAAGGGATAAATATAGATTCTCGGTAGGCATAGATGTTATTATGAGTGGATTTGAGAAGGTTTCAACTGCAGGAGTGGAGGCTGACTCCATTCTTGATGCTCAAAAGGCTCTAGTGGATCTTATAGAAGAAAGAGAGGCTAATGGAACTCCAAAGGCAACGACTATACTTGGGACTTTGCGAAGGAATATTCAGGGAACTAATTATTTATTCAACAATGACATAGCGATCAACTATGATTTTGACAATATTGTTAATGGTACTCTTTATATGAAAGGGACTTTGACTTTCAGTATGATGACGAAGTTGACGAACAGATCTTAATTATTGCATGGAAACGTGCTAAAATATAACTAACCAAAAAAACATTATGAAACTGATACTACTAAAAGAGAATGTTTCGATCCCAAACAGCCCAGCTTTTAAGAAGGGGCAAGAGGTTCGAGTGAATGATGATCTTGCCGATCTACTTTTGAAAAGAGGTCATGCGAAGGAGGTCAAGAAAGAGAATGCTCGCAAAGAAGTAAAGGAATTGAAGAAGGAGCAGAAGGAAGAAAAGAAATCTAAAAAATAATCTATAACATAAAATATCATGCCAGAAACATACTCAAGAGTTGGAGCATTATCTCTAATAAAAGAGGTTACCGCTAACACGGCTCTTACACCAACGACTTTTATTCCTTTTAATAGTGAGGGGATATCGTCTGAATACCCTTATACTCCTTCAATGCCTATTAGTGGCACCAGGGCTGTGAATTTAAGAGCTATTAAAAATAAGATTCCTGCACCGACTGGAAATATCAGTTTTAATGTTGAACCTAAAACATTCGGGTACATTTTAAATGGTCTTTATGGAGGGGTAACATCAGGGAATTATATGACTTGTAATACCTTTTCAGGGGATTTTTCTGTTGGTTCTACTATTACAGGTTCGGTTTCAGCAAAGACTGCGACAGTAGTGGCTCATTTTAATCAAGAGTTTATCTTGATAGACTCTCCTACTGGCGAGTTTACAGATGGAGAAACAATTACTGAATCGGTGGTTGGAAATAAAACTGCTGTTGTTGTAGCTTCTAACAATTCGGTTTATGGGCATTTGGGGCAAGCTCCTGTTGCTCTTGATGAAACTTATACAGTACAGAAAGATTATGCTGACAGGGGTGTTAGATATATGGGGTGTAGGTTTCACTCGTTGAATGCACTTGGACAGGCTGATAATATAGTTTCTGCGGATGTAACCATGACCGCTCAAAGTGAGTTTAGACAAGCGAGGGTTACTGCGGTGACTGTTGCTGCTGGTGGAGCGCAAACAATTACCGTAGATCAAACACATGGATTGGTTGTTGCGGATTCAATAAAGTTATATAGAGCTGGTACTGGTTTCTTGGATTTTAGTGCTGCAAGTGTGAAAACTCATGCTGTTGCAACGATTCCTACTACTACTACTTTTACTGTAACAGGTCTTGAAACTTCGACTGCGGTTGGTGATTTGATTTTATTGGCACCTTTAACACCTAGCTACACAATAGATGAAGAATTTTGCTGGATTGGTGGAGCGACTGCGAATATTGGGGATGATGTTGATAACCTTTCTGCCTTCGATTGCCAAGATTTCACAATGATTGTAGAAAATGAATTAGAGCCTCGTCATGCCGCTACTGGAACAGATTTTGAAGATAGATTCCCATCAGATATTCTACAGAAAGGATTTACAGGTGGTGGGACGTTTGTACTTCATAACGAGAATGAAAATTACTACAGACATTTAAGAGTAAATACTGCACAGGCGATTGATGTTGACCTTGTCGGGAATCAGATAGGATCAACTGGAATGTATTATGAGTTCAGAAGTTTATATCCAGAAGTTCAATTCGATGCTTATCAATTAAGTCTTGCACAAGAGGATGTGGTGAATGAGGAAGTGCCTTTTACTTCATTCTACAATACTTCTCTAGGATGCTCTCATGTGGCACTTCTTGTGAATGATGTCGCAAGCTACTAATATAAATCTTAACCAAACAATACTATGCCTTTAATAGACAATTCCAAGTTGGAAAAAATTGATCTAGGGAATGGGGAGTGGGTAAAAATTCCCTCTATGTACTCTTATGCCGACATGACTAAAATGGTCGGAGAAACTGATACGACAGATGTTCAGAAGGGGAAAAATGTACTTGTTAACTCTATTAAGGAGTGGAACTTGAAAGGATCTGATGGTGAGGTTGCCGAGGTTACAGAGGCAAATATCATGATGTTGGACGTGGAAAGTGTGAATAAGATCAACATTGCCATTACTAGCAAGATGAACCTTGATAAAAAAAAAGAGCAGAAATAATAAGGGCTGTCAGGGGATTTAAAAACTGTAAAGAAAATGTTGACTATGTGATGAGCCAGGAGTTTGGCCTTAACTGGCAAGATTATGAGGCAAAGAGGATGCAGGGGATCATGCTGATAATGGCAGAGAACAACAAACTACAAGAACAATTAAACCGAAAAGATGGCAGAAACCGCTAAAATAGTTATAGAGGCAAAGGACAATACATCTGCTGCGATGAAGAAGGCTGGTGATTCTGTTAAGACACTAGGGGACAAGGTAACAAAGATGAGTGGCAAGATGAAAGAGCTTGGGAAGTCCATGACTATGAAAGTCACGCTTCCTATAGTTGCGATGGGTGGTTTTATGATAAAAGCTGCTTCGGATCTGGAGGAAACAAATAGTAAAATAGATGTGATTTTTGGGGATTCAGCACAGGCTATAAAGGATTGGAGTGAGGATTCTATTACAAGCATGGGGATGGCTAGTCAAACAGCTCTTGATAGTGTTGCTTTGTATTCTGATATGGGTACTGGAATGGGGATGGCTACAGATGCAGCAGGAGAAATGGCTACATCCTTGACTCAATTGGGAGGGGATTTAGCTTCGTTTAAGAATATCCGGCAGGAGATGGCTCAAACTGCCTTGAAATCAATTTATACTGGAGAAACTGAAAGTTTGAAGAATTTGGGAGTAGTAATGACCCAAGCAAATATTGAAGCGTTTATGTTGTCAGAAGGGATTCAAGGGAATATAGCGGACATGACTCAAGCAGAAAAGGTAAATATTAGATATGCTTTTGTAATGGCTGCGACTACTTCTGCCCAAGGAGATTTTGAAAGGACGCAGGCGAGTGCAGCCAATCAAATGAGAATATTCCAGGAAACTTCAAAGCAACTTGCAGCAGAGTTTGGTGAGAAATTACTACCTGCTTTTAACTGGGTGATAGGTGTGGCTATAAGTATGTTGCAATGGTTTGGAGATTTGGATGATGGGACACAAAAGTTTATCTTGGTTATAATGGGGCTAGCAGCAGCGTTAGGGCCTTTAGCTTTGGCTATTAGTGCGGTGACTGTGGTTGCAACTGCCTTTGGGACTGTGTTGACATTTATTGCTGCCAATCCTATTGTGTGGATTATTGCTGCAATTGTTGCAGTAGGTGTTGCGTTGTGGAAATTGTATAAAGATTGGGATGAAATTTCTGCTTTCTGGATGCAGGTATGGGAAGATATAAAGGTTGCAATGAAACCTATTACTGATTGGATAGTGGGTGCTGTTGAAGGGATAATTGATGCGGTAAAGAGGGCCATTGACTGGCTTGGAACATTGTTGCGTAAGGCTATAGATACTGCCAAAGAAATTGCGACACTTGGGTTTGCTGATACTCAAACTTACAATGAGTCCAGGGGAGGGATTATAGGGAAGGCAAGAGGTGGAATCATACCTGAATATGCAGCAGGTGGGGCATTTATTTCGAAAGGGACTGATGTTGTGCCAGCTATGCTAACTCCAGGTGAGCTTGTTTTAAATGCTGCCCAACAGAAGAATCTAGCAGGGAGTATGGGAGGGAATACTTTTAATTTTTATGGACCTGTTTCTAGTGAGGAAGTTGCAGAAGAATATGCAGATATTATTACTAGAAAATTACAATTATCAACCAAGGTTGTATGATTTACCTTTACATCGATGATGTTGACAATACTTCGGATTACAAATCAGGCTCACTACAGATCAAGAATGAGATCCAACAGAGAGCAGATTCGTGCAAATTTGATTTAGTTGATGGTGCAACCAAGCCAGTAGAGAATACTGACTTGAGAATTTATAAAGGAGATACTATTGCAAGTTTTGGTGGGGTTACTGTTACCTTGGATGGAAATTATCAAATGGATGTTGGTATGTTTTATCCAGGGCAAGAGTTACAAATACGAATAGGAGACTCGGACGAAGAAACTGTGACTGTTGATACTTACGATGAGTCTAATTTACAGATAGTTTTAGTCGCTGCTCCTAGTGGGTCGGTTGTGCAAGGCGATAAGATTGGAGAAATTTCTTTTGGGGGTGTTGTTGGCAGGGTGGGTGATAAGAATATCCAAACATTGGATCAGTTGGAGTATAATGTTACGGGTGTTGACTACTCAAAAATATTTGATAAGAAATTGATCTCGGACTCGTGGGAAGATAGGGATTCAAGATATATTATAAATGATTTTACAAATACTGTTATAAACAGGAATCATACTATTGATTCGATGAGTTATGAGAATGTAACCGCTTTGAGGGCTGAATGGATAGAAACCGGGGACGGGGATAATCCTACTTTTAATGATGTGACTAACAGGGAAGGAACAAGTGCTGGTGGGTTTCCTTGGACTTTTGCTGGAGGGACTGCGACCTTTACCGCTTCGCCTGTTTCGACTGATGTTTCTGATTATACAGGGGCTGCTTCTGCCTCACCAACTCAAGGTCTTTTGGGGTTCTGGTATAAATGTGATGACTTTACAAAAAATAGTGGGTTTGACGTTAGGATTGGAAGTAGTTCTGCTAATTATACTGGGTATGATATTGTGCCTACTGATAATGAATGGACTTATGTTTATTTAAAACTTTCAGAATATGATGCAATAGTTGGGACTCCTGATTGGACTGCTTTTGATTATATAGCGGTAGTGATAACGGAAACTGCTGATTCAAATATCGAATTTGATGGGTTTAGGTTTATGGATAATCAGGCTTTCAAGCACTATCCTCATGTAGAAGAAACTCCTGAATTTGATGATATAAGAAGCCCTCAATTAAAGCCTACTGGTTTTATGCAGAGCCTTTCTAAAACATGGGAATATGTTTGGTGGATAGATTATTTAAGACAGATACATTTTAAAGATAAAGAAGCTGATCCTTCACCTATTTCTTTTACCGAAACCTCGGACAACTTCACAAGATTAAAAATAGGGGTTGATGCGAGCCAGATAGGGAATAGGGTTATTGTAAGAGGTGGGGAGAAGATCTCGGACAGTTTGTACAGCCAGGCGTTTCCTGGTGATGGTGTTTTGAGGGATTGGTTGGCGAAGGGAAAGTTTTCTGGGCTTATTGTAACTATTGATGATCAATCGGACACTCATGCTGCGGAGGCTGGTACTAACACAACGAATATAAAAGTCACAGGACATACTTTAGTGACTGGTGATTATATTACAAATCAAACTAGAGCTGCGGAGGTGAGAGAAATTACTTATGTTGATCCTGATAATTTTACCGTTGAAGCGATAGCGGGGCAGACGAATACAGATACGATTACTTTCTTCACCGTTGCTAAAACAGCAGGAATTGAAGGGTTAGTGGATGAAACGACTGTTGATTATGTTTACAATTCAAATGAGAAATCTGTTAGGGCTACTTCAAGTGAAACCACTTTAAATGCGGGGGATGGAATCTTGCTTCAATACTATGAAAGAGTGCCTATCCAATTACAATACCAGGATAACGGGAGCGTGAATGCATTGAAAGCTCTCGGTTTAGGGGATGGAGTTTTTGACCTGGATCCGATAACGGACAGGAATATTGAAGATGTTGGAACTGCTTTGGCGATAGCACAGGCAAGGGTGAGTGAATTTGCAAATGCAACTATTTTAGGAAGTGCTTCGACTGATCAATGTGGAATTAAGGCAGGGCAGCTTTTAACTATAACAGATTCCAACAGGTCTTTGGATGAAACTTATGTTGTTCAAAAGGTTTCTATGACAGAAAAAGGTGGAGAGTTTTCAGATTATTTTACTTACAAGATTACATTCGGAACAACCTTGTTTGGATGGATAGAATTTATGCAGAAGCTTTTGGCTACTCAAGACAAGATTGAATTAAATATTGATGATATAGTCGAAACTTATGTAAGTACCGATGAAGATGTTGAGAGTGATGATGTAAGCACTGCAACTATTGAAGGTGGGGATGAAAGGGCAACTATTGGTGAAACCGTTGAAAGTGCTGATGTCAATACCGCAGTTGATTACCCAGCAGGAACTTGGAAGTTTGAAACCTCGGTGGGACAACCATTGACAACCAGATTCGATCTAGCCGATTTCGGTTAAAAGTGCTAAAATATATAATGTAACAAACTATTATGGAAACCAATGAAACTTTAAAGACGAAAGGAACTCATATAATTACCTTATGTGATGTTCGCAATGAGAAGGCCCAAGAATGTGAGCGTAGGCTCGAGGAATGCCACCTAGCACGACAGTTGTTGATTAAAACGGGTGAAGCCACCAGAGGACTGTTAAAACAGTTGTGGGATGAATATAGATTCCATATTGATCGTTTACATAAATTTAAGACACAGGAGTTTGTAGTGGATAACATAACAACTACAGTTGGTAGGAGTGTTTTAGCTCAAAGATTAGGTGGTGATAATACTTATACAGGAAACGTAAACTATACAGCGTTGGGATCTAGTAATGCTGCACCTACTGTTGCTGATGCTACTTTAGGGACGGAGGTATATAGAAAGGCTTTGAGTTCAGGAACAGATGCGAGCAATGTTGCTTATATTGAAACTTTTTTTACAGCTACTGAAACAACTGGAACTTATGAAGAATATGGGATGTTTATAGATGGAGGTGCTGGGGCTGATACAGGGCAATTATTTAATAGGTTTACACAGTCGATAACTAAATCGAATGTAGAAACTTTAAACGTACAAAGTATAATTACATTTAACGACGCTTAAATATGGCTTTAACTTCATCAACAGTAGCGGCTAATGATATTATAACGGCTGCAGAAAGAAATGCTTTAAGGTTGGATCTGATAAGAAATGCGGGTGATTATGCCACTTCTGGCGGAGCGGCGGATGTTCAAACCTTGGCTATAGACGCTCAATATGTTGCTTATACAGCAGGGGATATAATTAAATTCAATGCTGGATTCTCTATTACAGGAGCTTCCACTTTGAATGTGAACACAATCGGAGCGATAAGTTTTAAACATAATGGGGATGATCCTATTGAGGGAGAGATCAGGTCTGGGGAATTGGTGATAGTGATGTATGACGGAACAAACTTTGAGTTAGTAAAGAAGGGCGATGAGTTCGGTGGAGCTGGGAGTGATGGAGCTTTATCAATCGGAGCAGGAACAACAACAATAAATACAGATCAGATATACAACTATTCTTCTGTGAGCCTTTCAAATGGGGCGACCTTGGCTTTTACAGGTCAAGACGGAGGAGGATTTATAAATAATTCAGGAAATTCTGCTTTAAGCGGAACGATCGAATTGAGAAATTTGGTTGATAACGCATTATCGAGAGCAACCAGAAGATACAATCTTCAAGGTGGCGAACCTAGGCCAGCCTTTGTTCATTCGGCTGGAGGTGACGGAGGAGTATCTGCAACTTACGATGGAGGAGATGGGGGTGACGGAGATGCGGCAAGTGGTACTCCTGGGGTCGGAGGTGCTGGCGGAGTTGGTTCTGCTGGATCTCCTGGATCGGGTGGGAATTCTTCTGTTGGAGGTGGGGGTGGAGGAGGAGGAGCTGGAGGAAACGGAGGTGGAGCAGGAACTAATGGAGGTACGACTGCGACTGTAAATGGTGCGAATGGCGGAGGTGGAACAACCGGAGCTTTTGGAGGAAACGGAGGAGGAGGCGGTGGAGCTGGTGGAGGATATAATACTGGAAATGGTGGGAATGCAGGGAATGGCGGAGCGGAAGGAGGTGGCGGAGCGCAGGGAGCTATGGGCGGTGTTGGTGGAGCTTCTGGTGCAAATGCAGGGAATGGCGGTATCGGAGGCAATTCGGGGCAAAGTGACAAGTCTTATACTGGCAAAGTCGGTGGAAAAGGAGGGGATGGGTATACAAATGGAGGGGTCGGAGGAATTGGTGGTGTCGGAAACCCAGGCGGAATCGGAGGAGAAGGAGGTGCTGGATTACACGGAGTTGGAGGAATTGGCGGAGTTGGTGGAGTTGGTACAAATTCAGTCGGTGTGGCGAACGGAGGAAAAGGAGGAAAAGGTGGGGATGGTCGAACCGGAGGAAAAGGTGGATTCGGAGGAGCGGAAGGAGGTGCTTCCGGAGGGAAAGGAGGGGCTGGAGGTGACGGAGGTGATGGAAAAGCTGGATCAGCTCCCCTAATAATTCAAACAATTGGAACGGTCACTCTCGCATCAACGCTTGTTGTAAATGGACAAGGTGGCGATGGTGGTGATGGTGGTAATGGACAGGTTGGAAACAACAACCAGGACGGAGGTGCTGGAGGTGATGGTGGTGATGGAGGTCGAGGAGCTGATGTGATAATTTTAAGCAAAGGTGTATTTACAGATAACGGAGGAACAATAAACAATGAAGGTGGAGTTGGAGGTGGAGGAGGTAGAGGAGGGAATGGTGCAGGGACAGGCTACTCTGGACAAGACGGAAACAAGGGAGCGAATGGGGATAATGGACTCAAGATGCTCGCTCAAATAATGGATATGTAACCTTAAAATATGGCTAAAAAATCAGAATTCCACCGAAAGGTGTTTTATAGACCTGTTAAAGTTGTTGGAAAGGGTGGTTTTGTTCAATATCCTGTAGTTGGAATGAGTGATGGCGAGATTTCAATGGATTTCCCGTATGTGGAAGTGGAATGCCCACTCCATTCAGTAGATAATCTAACGGTTTTAAAAAATAAAAAAGGAGAATTTGAAGTAAAACTCTTTAAAGGGACTTTATAATTAACCAAATTATATGTATCCAACAAAGTATTCAATGCCGTTAACTGGTCTTGATTGGCTGGAGTATTATGGCAAACACAAAGTCTACCATCCTGGAATAGACTTCAATTGGTCGTATGGATGGAAAGATTATGGACAAGATGTAGTGTCGGCACGAGCAGGGCATATAGAGTATGTTTCACCCGCTCCTACATGGAAGAATAACAATAATGGAGGTCTAGGGTGGTTTGTGATTATAATCCACGCAGACGGCAATTACACACGATATGCACACTTGAAAGAAGTTGCTGATGGGATAAAGGTTGCGAAGTATGTAAAAGAAGGAGAATTGATTGGATATTTGGGAAACAGTGGTACTGGGAGTCCTCATTTACATTTTGAGGTGTTTAATCGTGATATGGCTATAAAACAGGCGAAACATTGGCGCAAGTGGTGTTATTACCCATCTAACAAGTCTAAACAGTATGTAAAGAGTTATTATTTAGATCCTTGGGTGTGGTTGAGCAAACAAGAAGTAATACCTGAATGGGCTAGGGATTCCTGGGAGAAAGCTGTGAAGTTAGGAATGGCGCCTAAAGATCCGAATGCTGAAATAGACATGTTAGAGTTTCAAAAGATACTCAAAAACTTAAAGATAATAGGGAAGGTAGATAAGATGCCAGCTTATAGAGCGATGGTTGTGATTGATAAATTGAGTGATTTGTTTTAAACTATATATGCCTTTTCCCGTACTTCGGGTTTTGGTTAAGATGGCAAGGGGCGACTCTATGGGTCGCTCTTTGTTTTAAATTTGACTTTGAGTGTGATTGCTTTATAATGGGGTTGCGACATAATTGAATTAGATGAAAGAGGTTTATCTCATGCGACTTACCGTCGCAAAATCATCTGATTCAGGTGGTCGCAGGAGATAGATCTTTTTTTGTCTCCACGCCTAGCAAAGACTTGTGGGATGTCACTAGGGGGCGTAAAAAGACCTAGCTACAGAATCCTATCTGTGTCCTCTGCGATAGCGAGCGATATAGCCCCTCCTTAAGTGGACTTGTGGAAGTATAAAAGTAGACGCACAAGTAAAATCTGTTTGGGAACAGCAAGGCACGCAAAGCCATGAAAACGGTCTTATATGCTCTCCGAAATAGGATACAGAGCGTGATGCTACTATAGGATAGCTGTATATATAAGCAAAGCTACTGTAAGCCTATGCTCCTGCTTCACGATAAACAAATACTTTTGCTTTTTTTTATTTAGGAGAAAACCCAGAGAATCACTTGTAAACACTTGTAAACATTGGTACTATATAGGCGTAATATCTTAACTAAAACGAAATGCACAGAACCTTGTATCAACCTACAAATAGGTATCGGACTGAATGGGGAAAGATTCTAATGATAGCGGTGGCGTTGTTTCTATATGGAACTATTGCCACTCTCTTGTTTTTACGCTTACCAGAAGTAATACAATTTTATAAGAACTGTTTTTAAATGACTGATAAACAACTTAAACTTTATAGGTTTTGTACTGATCCTGAAAATATGAGAATCCCAACTCTAGGAACTATCAAAGAGTATATGGGATGGAAAAGCGACAACAGTGCTGTCAAAATGCTTAAAAGGATCGCAGAACAAAATGAAGAATTTTCTAACCTTTTAAACAAATGAGAGAACGAATAACTGCATCAAAATTGAAAGTAGGGGGAACTTATCTAAATGAGCGCATGTATATGTATAGAAGGATTTTAGAAATTGAGGGAAATAATTATGTTTTATATAAAAATGACCTTGGAAATGTTCGTGGATGTAGCAAGAGCCATTTTGCCAGAAAGCACCCTTACCTTGCTCTACAAGAAGATATTGAAAGGATAGATAAAGAAGTGGAGGAGTTTTATGAAAAACACCCTGAATGTTTATAAAAACAATTGCCTTTGGGCTTTAAAATATAAAAATAAATAACAAAAACACACATGGAACAAGTAACAATGAAGTTAAAAAGAAAACTTCTAACCAAACCAGTCATGGCAGGAATATCAATCTTAATGCTTTCGTGGCTTGCGATCAATATCGCTGTAGGCATGGGGCAGCCTGACAACTTTCAGGCAAAATGGGAGTTGAATAAACTCATGTATAAGATAAACAACTGTGTAATTGAAAGGGAGTGGTGCAAGAATAAGATGGTCAACCCAGAAGATTATACTGTAAAAGAACTCGAGGGCTGTGCAGCAAAGTCAAAGCTTACATGCGATTTTCAATAGAAGCGAAACCTTCTGAAAAACTATGCTACAAAAAGGATGTAGATGAAGATCAGCAACAGTATGTTCGGATAGCTGCTAGGATCAGTAATAATGACACTCACTTCCTTGCGTTGCTTAATTCAGAAAATGCTCTTTGGACTCCTGATAGAAGGCATGGGCAAAATAAGGATGGCAGTTACGATTGGGGGTTTTGTGGCATAAATGAGAAGTGGCATCCAGATGCGGTGAATGATGAAAGATTCTTCACTGATCCAGAGTGGCAGATTCAAAAGTGTTATGACTACTATAAAGGAGGTGTGACCTTCTATGGGAATTGGAAAGCAAGTTTAAAATATTTTGAATGTCCTTAACAATTTTAAAATGAGTCTAGTTGAAAAGCTACTAATATTCTATACAGCTGTGTATAATAGGCAACGAAACCACGTGAATCTTTAGGGTTTTCGTAGGAATGAGGGGAATTAGCCATCTGAAAGGGTGGCTTTTTCTTAACTAAAAAGCTCCTGTATGCTATCAAGATGCGGTTGGGTTTGGCTCTTGAGCAGTGACTCGGAGCTGTTTAGCGGTACATGACCATGCAAATTCTTTTAACCCATTTGCAATCTTATTATATTACATAAAACGAAGGGAAAATCAAGTTTCGTCAACTAAAAAAGATTAAAGAAGGGCTTGTAAACACTGGTAAAGACTGGTACTATAAGGTTGTAATAATCTTAACCAAAACAACATGGGAAAACTCAAAGAGTTATACATGGAAAACCTCGAGCGAATGGATGAGCAGCTTGATCGGGGAGAGATGGTCACTGGAATAAATGACCAAATAGTCGATGCTCTAACTACCCATCCTTTAACCCAAACACAAAATGTATTGTAATAAATGCGAAAAAGTAATGGGGTTCGGCGACGAAGAAAAGTATTGCTATGAGTGTGGAAGCAAGCTTGTGCCTTTAAATCAATGTAGCGGTTGTAAGGAGGAAATGTTGCCTTTTGTTAATTTCTGTTCAAGGTGCGGAGTAAAAAATAACCACCCACAAGATGGATCAAAATAAATTTCTTACAACACAGATTCAAGAATTCCTATCAGCAGAGGATCAAGGGAAGGAACACAAGAGAACTTCTTTCTGGGCTACTGATTGTGAAAAGCCTTTGTTTGATCTTTACCACTCATGGATCGGAACAAAACCAACCAATCCGATGGAAGCAGAGAAACAAACAATGTTTATAGCTGCAAGGATGTGCGAGGTTGCTCTAGTGGAAACATTAGACAAAATGGGGTATTTGCAAGAGGTTAAAGAAGGACAGCAGAGAATAGAAATGACTAGAATGGGGGTGCCTATTAGTGGATACCTAGATGGAAGGTTTAAAGAAGGGTGGCCATTAGAGGTAAAAACCTACTATGGGGTTTATCAGGCTAAAGAGTTGAGGGAAGGGAAGCCTAGATCTTCTTACCTCAAACAGTTGGCGGTTTATATGGATGCTTTAAATGAGGATCGAGGAAAGCTGGTTTATATGGATCGTGGTACTGGCGAAATGCATGAGTTTACTTTATTGAGAACTGGGAAAACTTCTTTTAAATGTTTGGCTGTTGAGTTTGATCTTAATGACACTTATAAGAGGTGGAACAAATTATATATGGATCATGTGATTCCAAAGAAAGAGCCAGCGAGCGAGTTTAGATATAAGATTCCTATTGATCAATTGAAATGGGAAACTCTTTCAAAGAGTGATATTGGGAAGGCTAGGAATAATAAAAAGGTTATAGGGGATAGTTGGCAAGTTGCCTACTCACCTTATAAGAATTTAATTATAGAGCGAGAAGGGTCGTGCATAGGGTATAGCGACTCGGAGATCGCACAAATAAAAACTTTAACAAGCGGGTTTACCACTTGGAGATAACACTATTAAATATGAAAAAAATTAAAGTCGATAAAATCTATCGCAACGAAACAAAGCAAGATGGCTCAAAGTATGTCAGTAAAGCGGGGAAGGAGTTTAAATATGTGACCATAATGACTACAGGGACTGATGGGACTCAATATAAACTTTCAAATTGTGATTATGATGATTGGACTGCTTCAATAGAGGAAGGGCAAATGGTGTTGGTAACAATAGAGAAAAATGGAGAATATTTAAATTTCTCTAAACCAACCAAGGTTGACATGCTCGAATCTGTAGTAACAGACTTAAGTAAAAGGGTTGAAGCGTTGGAAGCAGGTCCTGGGAACCCTATAACTATTAGCACTAGCAATCAGCCAATGGGGGTGGATGTTTCACAACCAAGTGTTAGTGGGGGGTCTGTTACTGCAACAGGTTATGCAAAGAGTTCTAACATTCCTGATGGCGAAGAGGTGCCTATGCCAGAACCACCGCCAGAACAGGAAGATCCAGAGCCACCAATAGATGATTTGCCGTTTTAATATCTTAACCAAAACTTACAATGGGGTATGATTTATCAGGCATAAAGCCTAAAAATGACACGGGCGACTATTTTAGAAATAATGTTTGGTGGTGGAGGCCACTATGGAGTTATGTTTGTGAGGTTTGTGATGAGGTAATGAGTGAGGAAGAGATGTGCAAAGGAACCTCAAATAGCGGGTATGGTATTGATAAAGATATGAAAGATGAAATGCTTGTGAGGTTGAAAGCGGAGGTTGTGAGTGGGAGGGCTTTGAAGTATGAGAAGGATTACAAAAAGAAATTGGATGATATGCCTCTTGAAGAGTGTGATATTTGCAAGGGATCAGGCAAAAGAAATGATGAACATGTGAAAGGTGAGTGTAATGCTTGTAATGGGTATGGAAAGACTGAACCTTTTGAAACTAACTACCCATTCAGCGTTGAGAATGTTGAATGCTTTATAAAGTTTCTTGAAAATAATGATGGGTTTAATATTTTTTAATCATAATATATGAACTTCGAAAGATTCTATTCTATAGGAGAACTGTCTGTTGCTAACTGGTTTCCGTATAGGGATTCCATGATTAGAAGGATGGTAAAGAATGGTAAGTTGCGATCTAAAAGGACCGAGACTGGGATCTATATGATTCCTAAAAGTGCGGTCGATGAGTTTCTTAACAAGCTAGATTATGGCGTATAACAAAACGGCATTACTCCTGTTAAAATGGCTTAAAGAAAGGTATAATTACAATATACAAAATGATGCTATAGCACAGTCAAAAGCACAGGAACATGCTCGGGAATATTGGATACAGTTCGGCGAGGATGTGATAAAGAAAGCAATGAACCACAAGACCTGCACCACCATTAGAAACTTTGAAATGTTGTGCTTTCAATTCCAGGAACTACAAAATAAAAAATCTTAACCTCAAAACCTATGGCCCAAGTACATGTTAAAACCGACAAAGGAAAAGAAAGGTATGGCGATCTCAATTATTCAGGGATTTTTACAAGGCATATCCCGTCTTGTGATGTTATCAAGATGGATCGCAGTATCAAATTGGATAAACAGCTTATTCAATTGTTAAGGGATAAGGGCGGAGAAGTGCTTCAACTCATCGTAGCGAGTGCGGGACGAAGACTGTTTTTCAGAATTCCTTTAGATAAGGCGGTCGAACTAGCAGAAGAAAGGGGGGAAATGGAGCGAGATTGTTTTAGGGTTCGGGTAGATGATTGCCGAATGGCTGACAACATTCCTATATGCACCACTCATGTGGAGAAACTGAAAGAAGTTGTGGTTGAAGTGACTGAACCAGTAAAAGAAGTAGCTCAACAGAAACTATTTGAATTAACCACACAACATGATTACTAAAATGGAATTACAGGATCGGTTGATGAAGATTCCGCAAGACATTGATCCTGCTCTTGATGAGTATGTGAAGACAAAGATTGCCTATGAGAATCTAAAGCAACAGCAAAAGACCATTCTTGCTGGGTGTGAGCTTAAGTATTCAGGGACAGAAGCAGAGAAGAAAAGACGAGGGTTGTCTGATGAGGTGTATAAAAAGCATCTTGAGGGACAAAATGCAGCCCACAATGGGTATTTGGTAGCCTGGGCGAAGCTTGAAAAAGTAAAGACCGACCTTGCTTGTATGCAAAGTATCAACAAGTTAGAGGTTGCGACTATAAATATTGATAATATATAACCAAACATTATGGAGTCTATTTTTCTATTTGTGATTATGTATGTTCTGCCGATGTTGTTGGCTTATAAGGTTGCCCAGGATCGGAACCGAACAGGATGGAAGGCATTGATCGCAGTATTATTCTTTCACTGGATAGCGTTGCTGTGTATATTTATCTTCTTGAAGACCAGGGATAAGAAAACAGGATTCTTAAAATAACCTATTAAAATGAAAAGATTAGTAGATTATCTCAACGCTAGGTTCCCTGATTACTTTAGGCAAGAGCCAGAGATATTCTGGAATACCAATCTTGCGACAATAAAGTCCTTGATTGAATATTGTGATGACCTAGCAGAGAAGTTAGAAGAGTTAGAGAAGAGGATGGATGCAGACCCAGAGGTAGTTAGTCAAGAAATAATGAAGAGTACGATAGAGGATGAAGAGTCTGATGTACCCGTATTAGATTGACCCAACGCCATGACTAACAAAATGACAGTATCTCAATGGAAAGCTTACGGGAAACTACACGGCTACTGGGGTACATTTGAAAAGGAGGTGAGAGAGAAGGAGAACATAGCGTTTCTTAACGGAGAGAGATGTACTATGTGTGGAGGAGAGAAGGAATTCAGTAAACATTCAGAAACCTGTAAAAAAATGTTGGGAAGAAGAATAAAACAAACTAACCAAATAAATGGATAGAGATAAAGAAATAACAGAGGAGATAATAGCGCATCAGGATGCTATATGGGATCTGCAAAAAGAGCGCATGCAGTTAAGAAAGAAAGGAAAGGGTATGCCCGCTATTATTAGAGGTGGACATGCTAAAGATGGAGGGTGGTTCGGAAAAAGCAAATAACAACAAAAAATGAAATATCAAATCACGGATGAACAAAAGCAGTGGGCGTGGAGGTATGTTAATAAGAACAGTATTGCTAATAGGGGTGATAAGACTGATGGGAGCAAGGAACAACAGTATGCTGGTATATTGGGGGAGGTCATGTTTGCGGATTTAATGGGGCTGGAAAGACCGAAAGAGAAAGGTTTTGATGATGGCATTGATTTTGTTGTTAATGGGGTTTCTATTGATATAAAAACTATGGGCAGGGATTGTGACGTAAGGGATTACTTCGTGAATAACTTATTCGCTTCGCAGGTAGAAGGAGACAGATATAAAAACAATCTCTATTTATTTGCGAGCATCAACAGGAAAACTAAAATGCTTGAGTTTACAGGGTGGATCAAAAAGAGGGATGTTTTAAATAAGGCTCCTGGGATTAAATATTTTGCAGATGGTGAGGAAAGGAAAAGAGCAGACAAAACAACCTTTAAGGTAAGGGGTGGATTGTATGAGGTGTCGAATAAGATCTTAACAAATTTTAATTCTCCAGAGGTTTTTATGATGGATCTAGGGGGAATGAGTGTTTATTAAAAATATGAAAAAGAGGTTGAAAGAATTGGATTTAATCAGTTTGGGTAGGGATCTCACCTCTAAAGAGAGGAAAGAGCGAGGGGTTATCCTGAAAAGACTTTTAAATGTTAGATATTCCACTCCTAAAACTAATCAGATAAAACTATGGAAACCCAAAAAGAAACATTTAGGAAACTGCTAGTAGAGCTTCGGGAAGAAGTATACCAAGAGATTACTGATGTGTTTGATGAGACGAGGAAGATGTGCCTAGAAGCAATCGATTCAGCTCTTGACTGCCTAGACATCCCACAATGCAAAGGTTCTATACACGGGGTAATAAGAACTGTCCGCATCCTGTTAAGGCAGGAGGAGATTGAAAAATAGACCAAAACATGGTAAACTTAAAGCGTCCCTGTCTAGTTTTGTATTTTTAACCCGTTATGTTATGTCAGAACCAACTGAAGACGTAAAAGACGTCTATAAAAAACCATTATATCATGCTGTGCGTGAAACATTACGCAATTCAACAGATGAAATAGGTAGAAACCTTGAAGGAAAACTTTTAACATTGATAGATGCCTCCTTCTCTGATCCCCAACAGAGGAAGGCTTTTAAGGATGTTGTAAAAGAATTAGTCACAAAGAGCTATCACCAGCCAATTTATGACATGTTTGATTCTCTTTCGAATCAAATAGCTATAATAGTAGGAGACAAAAAGCCCAAAGAGGCTATGGGAATTAGCCCTTGTAGGATAGGAGAGTGCTGGATAACCGAATCAGAATTAGGATACGCCTACTCTCGTAAAGATAAATAACCCGATATTGGAATTCCAATATCGGGAATAACACCCACTAGACAGGGATAAATTATAATTCAAACCTAATTACTATGGGAGTTAAACTTGAAAGACCTGCTATATATGACGTCTAAACGGCAGGTGGAGGTAATACTCTGGTAACTGGACAAGCTGGGATTGCTAGCGTTAATCCCGCTCCCACCTAAAACCTATGGAATACAAATCACGAACATCCGAGGAAAGAGAGTTGTGGAGAACTTCACACAGTATTATTGATGCAGTTAAACATGACATATTCGAGCAACTACCTGAAGTAAACGCTCATGGTTACGGCATTAAGTACCTCAACTCTCACATTGAACTAACTTTTGAAATAGCGGTGGGTTTTATAAGACAAGAAATAACTGTTGTGCTGCATCTAGACGACGACCCCAAGATAATAGCTGACTTTATGAGAGACCAAGTAAGAACACTTTATAAACAAATGCTAACCAAGCAAAATGGCGAAGAAGGGGAAAACTAGGATGAAGGTTGCCAAGAAGATTGAAAAAGACTTTTGGAGTCCGATCATTAAACACAAGGCTGGTTTTAAATGTGAGGTATGCGGGAAGGTAGGGGTGTTAAACTCGCATCATATAGAAGGGAAGTCAAATATGCAGCTTCGGACTAATCTTGAGAATGGGATTTGTTTATGTCCGGGGTGTCATACAATGGGACAAGTGTCTGCTCATTCAACTTCTTATAGTGGACAGCAAGATTTTCATCAGTTATTAGAAGAGGTGAGGAATCCTGTTATGCTTTCAAAGTTAAAACAGATGCGCAATGCTCCACCAATGTCAATGATGGAGTTGGAAGATCGTTTTGACCTACTTCGGAATATGTTGCGAAACTACGAGGATTGCTCTATAATGTAGGGCGTGAGGAAAACTGCATTATTAGACATCTTTGACCAATCTAAACAAAAAGTTATGGGCTTTGCTTATTCGGGGCAGAACATGGATTTGTGCAAAATGTTTCTTGATCTCGATGAGAATGCCGTGATTGGGGATAAGATCGTTATTGAGTTTGAATATGACACGGTGAATAGGGTTCGGATTAGGAATTTCCTCGCTATCATACAACTGTATGATTATGCTTTTAAACATAACCCTGGACATTATGGACAAGATTAACATTACGCCTAAATATAAGACTGCTGCTGTTGAGGATTTAAAGTTATATGAGAAGAATGCCAAGAAGCATCCTGCCAAACAAGTTAAACAATTGGCTGATATTATTCGGGAGGTTGGTTTTAAAGTGCCTGTGAT